TCCTCGAGTTTAGAAATGTTTAGTCCTCGGATTTAGAAGAGGAACGCCTGTATGGGTAGGCGGGGTGATTGCGCTTGGCTGATTGCTTAGCATCCTCAACTTCGTTATAGATAACAAGGCCTCCTAGCGTTGCGCCTATGGTGCCTACTAGCAACAACACTATACCCGTGGCTACTTTCATGAAGTCAGCCATTGCGTAACCAAGCACTATCGAGAAGATACCAAGTGCAGGCAATGCGATAAGCATTATCCCTACTATGTGAAACACGGTGTATGGGTCGATGCCGTTCTTTACTGACGAGTTCATATCGTCAATCCAATCGATAAACCTATCGAACGAATGGCGTGTGTCAATGTCTTTCATGATTCTCCTTATTTTCATCATCACTGTACAGCATCCTAATAGATAAGCTATGCTTTCACTATGCCAGTACTTTACGGTCACCCAGAAAAAAGCGAGAGAACTATGAGTTCATATGTAGAGCAATACGCTAAATGGTTTGACATGCATGATATGGACTTCGAAGCAACCAATCGCTCAGGGGTATGGGTAGTGAGTGCATGGAGTAGAGGCATGGCATCATCACTAGACGATGTGCCATGGGGGCAGAGCGGTCAATGTGACTCCCTTAATGAAGCACTACTGTATTGCTACATGGACACCAAAGAGTGGATGCGTAAGTACAGAGGTACTACGTCACCCGTGGCATAAGAAATCGGACTAACCGTTCGCCTCAGGCTGGTCGTCATGCCACACGCCATCAGGCCACGATGACTGGGTATGGACGCCATACTCAAATCGACCGAACAGTTCAGTGCCTCGCCAAGCGTGCCTACAGCACGGCTCTTCACCATCTTCTCTTGACACCACATGACACGATGGTCCTACCGTCTCTCCCAATAGAGGGAATACGGCAAGGAACTTCGCAACACAGTCATGACACATAATCCACTGACGAGGACGTCTATCGCCTAGTAGTACAGGCATGTTGTCATCGAAGCCACCATAGTAACCAAAGGTGTCGAAGGGTAAGACCCAACCATTATCAGGGTACAACTCCTGTTGAGTGCATGGTACTGATGTATGGCATGCTGAACAGAGCACTGTGTTTGTTGTGGTCATGATGTGGGTACTTATCTATCTAGTGTCTATGCACGGGGGTTGATGAATCTTTGCGCCACTTCATCATGTTGTAGGCATGTGTTATCCACCACATGAGGGACATGGCTATGAAGCCGGGCTTATCATGACTGATGCTGTACACAAACCATGGCACGCTATGTAGTAGGACAATCAACCATCCCCACCAATGCAGGCGTCCAACGGCGAACATGCCACATACACCTACTATCTCCATTGCGAAGAGGAACCAAGTCCATCCTGTATCACCCATGGCTACCCGTGGCTGTTGCGTCGATGTTTGAGCGAGAGGGTCTAAGGGCTTCGACCACCTGAATGAGCAACGTCATTAGGTGTTGGTCGGCATAAGGGTGAGGGGGATTAGTACCTAACGTCCTCTTGTGTTCATTGATGAAGGTGTCAAGAGCGTCGTGTTGACTACCTGATGAGGCATGTGTGGTATTCATTGACTGTGATACTACACCAATAGGTACAGACCTACACGGGGGTCGTCAAGAAAGGCGATTACTTGATGAAGCCATTAGACGTCATCCTTATCAGTGATGAGTAAGCGAACTGCCTTCGCTCGGTCACTTCTCTCAACGCCCTCTCTCTGTATGCCTTATCCATTAGGGCGAAGGACGTTTCAGAGATGTGTATGTCGAGCTCTCTCTCTGCGTCAAGCATGAGCGAGTTGAGGCTGAACTGTCCATCGGCTGTCATAGGGGTGACGTTGTGTTCAGCACAGGCATCAAAGACCTTAGTCATAAAGAGAGAGGCGAGATGCCAACGAGTCAACTCCTCGTGCTTAGAGGGGTGCTTCTTCTGTTTACCACGTCCTACTAAGTAGGAAGCGATGGTCTTAGAGAGAGACGATGTGTCAACGTAGAAGGCGATAGGTGTCATGAGATAGGCACTCTATCACTACTAGGGGTATCGGTCCCTGTTATCGCATCGGGTCATCGTGTATGTGGATGAGGTGATGTGTGTGCAAAAGCGTACCTATTAGGCACGCTTCTACACGATGTGAGGGTATGGAGGTGAAGGATGAGGGAGGGGAGGGTGAGATGGGGTTGAGGTACGGGGGTACATAGAGGGGGACTTATCTATCTCAACACCCGTAGCCACCCGTAGCCTTGCGAAACGTGTTGGGTCAAGGTGACGAGGGCGAGGGGGTAAGCGATGAAGGGGTGTGATGGTTACCTCATTAGACAAGGGGTACGTACCCCTATCTCCATACGGTGTCATCCTTCGTTGCCCCTGCCTCGGGCGTTACTGATAGCACATCAACGAACGAACCATGTGACAACAAGTCGTGCACCAACATGATTGCTTCAGCTTCTGACGTTGGTCTCTCAAGGTCATTGCGTTTACGTATTGCGATAGTCAATCGGTATGTATCACTCATGCGTTACACCATACACTCTTAAGCATTGCGGATACGGCATGCGCTTGGGCGTGTGTAACACAAGGTATGTGACGAATGATGTGTGTGCCTGAGGGGTGCGATAACCACACCTCTACTGATGTGTCTATTACATTGATGAGCATTACGTTGTGTGTCATCACGAGTGTTGTGAGGTCATCATCACTATCAATCATGCTGTCAATCGTTGGAGTATTTATTGTCATAAGAGTAAAGTACTCTAAGGGTGTATCACGGGTGATACAACACGAAGTGACGAATGATTGTCATGAGGTGATGTGGTTGGTATCGTCTCTCACCATGCTTGACACAACCATCGTCTCATTCGTCCTCGTCACGGCGTGCGCTGTAGCCATGGTGGTGGGGCTGAGGTCACTCAAATAAAAAATGTGTATAGGGTGCACTCCCTGTGGTGGGAGGCCCTAGTGAGCCCCGCAAACTTTATCGGTATCCCGTACCCGGGTGGGTAGCTACAAATCAAAAAATAGAGCTGGCTGTTGTTTGTTTAAATTTATCCAAAGTTATGTGTCGTGCTTGTCTTTATGATGGTGGTACGATGTGCTGATGTTTGATGGTCCTGTGAAGCCTGCGTATTTGGCGTTTGTGGCCGGCGTCGATGAGGCGTTTGTAAGTTCGGGTCTACGATATGGGCAGGTGTACTTCAATCGGTTGTGTGAGGTGGTTCCAGAGGCTGCTGAGAGGCTCAGGGGGACCAGTAGTGACCCCTTCTATTCTGATGAGGTGTCTGATATCACTCATGAGCTTGTTGAACTATTTTTTTAATTTGTTTGTTTTTTATTAGTTGTTTAGATATTGTTTCTGGCATGTTCTGGTTATGGTTCTCCTTGTTTGTTCTCTGGGTGTGGTTCGTCACCGCAGACCAGTAATTGTTACTCCTTACACTGTTTTGTAACCCTTATTGATATTTCCGCAGGTATTGCGTGGATGGCTCATTTGAAAGTGCCGGCGATGAACTTCCCTGAGCTTTTTGGACCCCCTCTAAATATCAACAAACGGGGCATTACTGGGATAAATTTACCCAAATTCTAAAAATTTTTTTGAAGGTTTCTAACCCTTTACTAGTAAGGCTTTCAGAGCCATATTTGGGGTCTCGCGGGGGTGGGGGTGCCCGCTCCGCAGGTGGTGACTGTATAATAGTTGGTACCCCGAACGAGGGCGCTCGCATACTACAAGAGCTTATTATCCGCCTATGACAGGAGAAATCATTGTCTAAGTACCGTCGTTTCCTAACATCCCTTTTAATTACATCTTGCGTTTCCGTAAGTGTTGTTGACGCTGCGGGCGTCAAGACTGGGGGTGATAGTTCAACAACGAGTACCTCAGCGGTTTCCGTAATCAACCCTGCTGTGCAGAACAAGGTGAACGTGATGGCTGTCAGCACAATGCATCCCGAACTAGTGGTTCAGCTACGTTCTAAAAAGGGTGGTTCCATCAAGTTCTGGGAGGCTGTCTCCTGGTGTGAGACTAACCACAACTGGGAAAACGGTGGATATTTCTCTGGCGGTTTGGGAATGGCTCAGTCTGTCTGGGAGGGATATGGCGGACGTCAGTTTGCTTCCCGTCCACCTAAGGCAACCAAGGAAGAGCAGATTATTGTTGCGAACCGTATGGCGTTTTTTGGATATCAAACAAGAAATGTATTTCGTACGCTTGATGACAAGCTGAACAACAGGCCTTTCTTTCGCCCAGCCGTTGGTTGGCGTAACTCTAGTAACTGGGGTAGGACATGTGTTAACTGGAAGACCCGCAAACCTACGCGAGATAGATACACCGAAGCCGGAATGACTGAGTGGTTAAAGACGCGCCCTAGTAGTGAAACAAAGAGTTCTGTTCCCTCGGGAAGCGTTAGTAAATCAAGCGTGTCATCCACGGTTAGTCACTCAAGTGACAAAACTAAAAGGTGCCCCAAATGGGAAGCTCAGTTACGCGCAAATGGCCTTGTTCCAGTAGATAGGTTTTCTTATATTATGTGGCGTGAAAGTAGATGCACCGAAAAGGTTGTGTCTAAATTAAACAGTAACGGCACAAGAGATTACGGCTTACTGCAGATTAATAGCTCATGGAAAACAGTGACTGCACAAGTGTGCGGTTCTAAGTTTGGCGACCTAAAAGTGTTGTTGAATAGCAAGTGCAATTTAAAGGTTGCTCGTTACTTGTTTAATAACGGTGGGGCTCATCACTGGGCTAGTAATTCAGGCAGTAACTAAATACATAAAGACATGTTGATTCAGGATAAATTTATCTGAATACTTATTGTTTGTTTCTAGTTAGTTCTAGGCCCATGGAGTGAGCGAAAGCTCTAGCTTCATCGGGGGAAATAAAAGAACCAGCTCTATATGAGGTTCCATTACGCAACCTCAGCAGAATCCATTCATCTACATCAGCAAGCTTCATTACGTGAAACGAATCTTCGCCTTTTATTTTTATTCCATCTGAAGAGAAGTCGTAAGACATTTGTTATTTTTCCTTGGAGAGGATAAATTCAGCTAAAAAAGCGGCAGCGTCTGCTATCTCTGCTGGTTCTGGGTCGTGTAATAAAACATTAGACAGGTGAGACGCTAGTGTATCCGCATCACGGAGAGCGTCGTTTAGCGCAGTGCGCGCCTCAATAAGCTCTAGCTTTAAGCTGAACGCACGAGACTCTGCATCTCTTAGTGCTTTTTGTTCAGGACTGCTTGGTACTGAGTGTAAATTTTCCAAATTTGTCTCGGCTGATTGTTTCATCTTTTTTTGCCATTTCTTCATATCTATCAAGCGTCCAAAAGACCCTATGCCAATTCTTCATGCTTGAAGAATCATCTTCCAATACCTTTATAGCATGAGCAAGTTGGTGCGCAATAGCTTTCCAGTCTTGGCCCTGTATGTTTTGGTTATTAACTATGGTTGTCATTAGATTCGCCTGTTTTTTCTGCTTCAATCCAGACCCTGGCCCCACATTTATCTGGAGTTTCTGACTGGACTACCGTTGCTGCAACATTATTACAATGTGGACATACTATGTCAAGCGTTCTCTGATGCTTTGAACCCTTGTATGTTCTATCAATGATTGCAGCAAGACCTTTTTTAATGTTTTGCTGATGAACGTGAATGATGTGTTTCATTCTTCGTCAGCGTAATCTTCTAGATTACAAATGATTCTTTCTTTCTCTTCCTCTGTCATGAGTAAAGACTTATCACTCACTTTGTAAACCCACTCACCATCTTCTCGCATGTAGATGTCAAGAAGTCCAGCTTTGACCATTAAGCCAAGGTCCCTTGCAAGCTCTTCTTTTCTATAAGTCTCATCACTCATTTGTTTATTCCTTTTTATTACTATTAGTGGGCCCTCTGGGACTTGAACCCAGGACTGACGGATTATGAGTCCGGCGCTCTAACCAACTGAGCTAAGGGCCCGTATTTTTTCTTAGTGGGCTAGACGGGGATTGAACCCGCGACCGCCATTTTATAAGAATGGTGCTCTTACCGCTGAGCTACTAACCCTAAAGGTTAGCTGTATATTCGCCAAGTGGTATTCGTTTCGGGGTCACTATTTCCATCCCAGTAGGTTGGTATTTCTCCGAGAATAGTAGCTGCGTTATGTATGTCTAAGTCCATTTTGGGCAGCTCTGTGTCTAGCTCAGCAAGCCATCCAGCGGCAAAATAATCTTCTGACCGTGCAGACATTACTTCCGGCATCCATGTTTTTATGATTTTTGTTAATTGCAAATTTTCTGCATTAGCTTGCGAAAGTTTCTCCTCAAGAAAATGACAATGGTCAACCCAAAACTTGAGAGCTCTACGTTCTTCTATCCGTTTTTGTGCTGGCGGAAGGTCGGGCATTTCCATTTTATTTTTGCTCCATATTTGAAATGGCTTTATTCATTCCGTCAACTATCTTGGCCTTCGATAGGCCGGAAGAAGTTTGTACTTTGTCAACGAAATTACCGTCTTTAAAAACTAGTAGCGCAGGTATCGACCTGATTTCAAATCTTGCTGCTAATTCAGGAAACGCGTCTACGTCAACCTTCGCAATAGAGAAAGAGTCATTCATTTCTCCTGAGAGCTCGTCAATAATCGGCGCAATCATTTTGCACGGTCCGCACCATTCGGCCCAGAAGTCAATAAGTACTGGATTTGTTGATGATTTAACAAATTCATCAAAAGTTTCGGAAGTTAGCTGAATAGTCATATTGCTCCAATTTTTCTAATAGTGTAGGTGCTAATCATACTGAGGGTTAGTTAACAAATCAACTACGTCGGTTTCCATTATCAGAAAACCTTTTGCTGGGTTATCTGAACCACCGAAGTTTCGTTTCGTTGCATCGCTGTATTTGTTTTTGTTAGACCGTAGATAATTTTTAAGGCGAGAAACGGAAATTACAACGAACGCATTGTCTGGCGAGTATACGTAAACCCACCACTTTGCAGTAGTCACGTTTATTCCACTTTTGACCCACACTGGGGTGCCCTCGGAATCCTTAATTCCACGTGGATTTTGTTCTGTCTCAACAACCATCCGGCCGTTTCTGTATCTATCAGATTTAACCTCAAAAGCTCCACCGGATAGAGCGTCTAAAAAACCTTTTATGGTTTCTTCGCCGGCTTCGCCGAACTTTAAGTCTTTTACAAAGTCAAAAGTTCTTCCTGGTATGTCGAACTCTTTAGATGTCATTTTTCTACTCTACAAAGTCAGAAGGATTTTGCAAAGATATTCTAACGAATATTTCTTTTGAGACTTCATTAAAGTCAATAACTTCCAGCCCCATGGACTCGACCAACCTTTCGGCTAGGTCTTCAATAGAGAACTTGAGTTCGGCACCAGCTATGGTATCTATCTTGTTGAAGTCCGTGAATATGAGAATAGTGTCCACTATCTGGTCGATTATTGCCAGTCTGGCTTCATGGGAAAATTTATTCTCTGTCATGTTGACATCCTACACCCATGCCGATAATGTGTACATCAGTCCCTAGTATGGAGGAAAGAAATATGAATATGGCACCAGTCACTATTGTTGGAAATCTCACAGATGAACCACAATTGACCTTTACAACGAACGGTCAGGCACGATTGTCCTTTTCCGTAGCAACAAATCATGTCTGGTATGACCAGAGCAATGAAAAGCAGGAAAAGGCAAGTTACATCAACGTAACTGCATGGCGTTACCTCGCAGAGAACTCTGCTCGTACCCTTGAAAAAGGAATCGGCGTTGTTATCTACGGTCGCCTTGAGCAGCGCTCATACGACGACAAAGAGGGAAACAAGCGTTCCATCGTTGAAATCGTTGCAGACGAAATCGCCATCGCAACCAAGTCTCTTGAAACAATTGAGCGCCGCCGTGGAAACGGTGGAGAAGGTTCTGCCGCAGGAGCTCCTGCACAGCGCTCAAATCAGCAGGGTGGGGCACCTCGCCGCAGCCGTCCAGTTACCGCCAGTGCTGGCGTCTCAGGCTCCTCTAACGAGGGAATGGATGAACCCTTCTAGGTCCTCCTAAGGAAAACTTAAGAAGCGCTCGGGAACCAGAGATGGGGAACGAGCGCTTTTTTTGTGCGCTAAATTATTTTATAAGAATGTTGTCATCTTTAAAAAATGCTACTAATATCTAAACAACTACAAATAAACCCATTGAAAGGGGAATATATGTCAGAGTATGAAAAACTCAAGCAAAAGGGAATCATGAGCCGAGGACGCCCTCGCCATACTCCAGAACAACAAGAACAGTCTCGTGTTCTTAACTCGTTCAGACAAGAAGCACGCCGTAGGGCTCACCTGGTCCTCAAGGAGCGCCACACTGAAGAGTTCGAAGAGATTTATCTTGCGGAATTAAAAGACCTGCAAAAAGCAACTCGTCAAATTCGGGACAGAGTTAAGACTTCTCGGAAGAAGTAGACTCTTCCTCGTCTTCTAACTTTTTACGCTTCTTTGAATGTTCATAGATAGCAATTAAGTCCATTTTATTCTGAAAACTGTTATCGCGCATTAGTCCATCTAGTGCAGCAGCTTCACCAAGCACTTTTATATCTGCGTCGGTATTGAAGGTTGTCATTATTCTTTGCTTCCTCGATTGGGGCGTTTATAGACACGTTTTTTGGAAGCACCAAATTCAACATCCACCCAGTCGTCAAAGTCTTCATAGTCTCCAGGACTGCTTTTTACATAACGCTCATAAAGAGACAGTAATTCGATGTATTCGTCGTCGTCTTCGTCAAAGCTGCGTCCCATGATTATTTCTCTTTAGGCTGTTCGTCGGGCTGCATGAAGGCTTGTTCAAATTGAAACATCTCTGCGGGTTCTAAAGAGTAGACCCATGGATGCTCGTTAGCTATTTTCCTGATAGCAATATTTCTTTCTGGCTGTTCTTGTGGAACATTGAAATATTTAACTATGTCGACAAACGTTTCCAGTCCTGGTATGTCTAGTCTTACGGACTTTAACCAGTCTGCGTTTTCTGTATTGTTATCTATGTTTGTCATAAGGGTATTGTCAAAGTCTATATCTATACGGTGTCAAGTTATTGGAAAGATTTATTGGGCTCTTCAACCATGTCCCAGGAACTCCTGGACAATAGGTCGTCCACGTTTACATCAATTCTCTTCCCGTTGCCCATGATTACATAACCAAGGCGTATCTTTCCGGAGATGGTTTCTTCTTCTGAATCAACAAACAGCTTGTCGTTGTCCCTTTTTGCTATTAGTTTGTTCATTTTTTGCCTCCATCACGAAGTACTTGTATCAATTCAGATAAGGCCCTTTTTGTTCTGGATGCTTTTTCTCCACTTGCTTCATTCATGGCCATGTTTATGCCGAACGAAGAGATAGCTCTAGTCTCTTCTTCGTATCCTTTTTCGCCAATTTTCTTACTAGGAAGCATCCTATAATCCCATCGTCTTTAGTTCTTCTACGGTTAATCCAAGGAACTCTGAAAGCATATCGTAGTGCTCTGCTTTGAGCCTTCTTAGTCCTTCGTTTGCTGGAGCCGTAGCGTAAGCTATTGCTTCCGCTATGTATTCCGCCCTGTTGGTTGCAGCGTAATCGCTTATTTGCTTAGCTAGTGATGAATCGTATTCTGAAAGCATGTTTACCATTGAGGAAAGTTCGTCTTCAATTTCGGAACTACTTCTTCCGGCTTTTAGTTCGTCTTTTGCCCACGAGGTGGCGGCTTTTAGTTCTTTATAGATTCCATCTAAATCTTCTGATTCACGTTTGAATGCAGCTTTATTTGTCTTTTTAGCCATAGCGTGGATTGCGTGTCCAAGTTCGTGACGTATTACGTACTCTCCGGTAAGGTTTGTCCCCGGAATATAGTCCTTAAGGACTTTGTCTGGGAATGCTATGAAGCCATAAGACGGTGTGTATACCCCGCCTCCGGCGTACCAGTTAGTTGGCTCTAGGTCGGATTCAAAAATAAACCCTTGCTTGAGCCCAAAGTCAGTTAGAAGCATTGGTGGTATGTCAAATCTTCCGAGCATGTTTCTCAATGATGGTGAATTGCTTAGTGTCAATTCAACTTTTTTCTGAAGTTCTTTTTGTTTATCCCAATTAATTTCTAGTTCTTCAATGAGTTTATTAATTTTTCTAATACTCTTGTTTGAATTCTTTGTGTGCGGAGAACTTCTCAATATTGATGCAAGCTCTTCAGGGGAAGACGGAACGGCTCTGATTGATAATTCATTTGCAGAATAAGCAACATATTCAGCGTCGCTGCGAGGTTTTGCTCCTGGACGGCCTTTGCGAAGCCTCCTATTTGACCTGCCGCTACTTAATCGCGTGGATTCAGGAGAGGAATCTCCTGCCTGTTCTCCTCCAGCATTGAGTATGTAATCTTCATCGAATGCGCCAGGGGTACCGCCGTAGTCTATGTCGTATTCAGAAACCGCAGGTATGCCTAGACGTCTTGATAGCGCTTGAAGTTTTTCTCCTTCGTCTGGGTTTTCTCCGGTGTAATCATCCCTTACTATGATGTAGGCAATATCGTCTAGCGAAATTCCGCCCTCGCCGGGATGTACCTGTGCTTCGACTGGATAGTCGAAAGTGTCTTTTTCTCCAGCGTTTCTCAACATCATCATGTTTATATCAGGAGAGTTCATTGCTGACGTTGTTCCCATTAAGCTGAGGGAGTCTGATTCTGTTACGGTTGTTCTGTCTTCATTTCCTGGCTTGAGGACTAATAGGTAGTTGCCGTACTGCTGACCAGAACCAGCCACTTCTTCAGTTACTCCACCATATGCAGCCATTCCATAGATTGGTCTGAATTCTGGAGCCATATCTGGTGGATATCCAAACAGTGTTACTTCCGCTTGCTGTCTAGCTTGAGGATTGTAATGTCCATTGCTTCTGCCTGTTTCAAACTGACTAAGAAGTTTTTTGTTTTTTATAAGACCGCTTATTGCTTCTTTGTCTACAGCAACGACTACGCGATTATAATCCATTGGCCCTGGCTGGAAATAATCTCCACCCATGCCAACGAGTTCTTTTGCGTATTTATCGTATTCGCTTACCAAGTCTTCAACGGTACCTCTAACACGCATGTCCGCGGACATTATTATTTTTTTACGTTCATTTTCTAGATACTTAGCGCGTGTTATGTGTATCCCGGCACGAAGAACCAAGCCTTTGGCAATGGTTTCAGCATCCCATTCCATCATTTGAGGGTCTCTAGATAAAACTATTCCTGTTATTTTGTCAATTGCTGGACCGATGCGTTCACTGAATGGAGACCTCTCTCTAATACGTGCCCATGGCCCCTTTGAAGTTTCTAGTAGGAATGGGTTAATTTCTTCTCCGTCGAATGCTTTTTTAAAACGAGGGTCATCGAGTACACCATCAATTAGTTCACCAATAACAGCACCTATTTTAGGGTCTATAGTTTCGTCCAGAAGCCAAGATACTGGTCTTCCTTCTTTTCTTGCGATAGCAATATCTTCGGTTGGTTCCTTCAGTGACCTTGGATAGGCAGCAACAAGGGCTTTGGCGTGTTCGTTACTTACGTGCTCGGTTAGTCCGGACGAAAGCTTTTTTCCAGCGTTTTTCCCAACCGATTCTCTTTGTCCGTCAAGAACTTCCGGAGTGGCGGAAGCGGCAAAAGCTCTGCCATCCGGGGATAATGCATCAGAGTGTTGAAGGTTCTGTTCAGGCCATGTATCCCTGTGAAGGCGCATCATTTCTGATGCTATTCCCGTACGTCTGCGGGTTCTGGCTACGCCAGTCCTTAGGATTTCGCTGTGGTCATCCTCGTTCCACTTTATGGTCGTCATCAGTCCTATCGAATTCTTGGAGTCTTCCATTCGCTTTAGGGCATCTAAGACGTTTACTTCTTCAATAGGAACTGGCCCTTTTTTATCAGTCATCGGATTGAAACCAAGTTTTGTCCAGCTTTCGGAAAGTTTTTGTCTAGCGTCATTTACGCTTCCAGTATCATAAGCAGTTATGGTTCCACCAGCATCAAGAACTACCCAGTAGCTAGTTTCGTTTCCATCTTTAGATGTGTGTTCAATATGTCTTGCTGAAACTATGCCGTAGTAGTTTGCATTCATAACGCTCTCTACTACTTTTTTCTTACCGGACGACATGCGCAGTTCTTGATTTAATTCATCAGGCTGCAGTACTTCTGTTCCGGAAATGGAGCGAGGTTTTACCAGTGTTGATAAGTCCACTTTCTTGTTGCCCTGTTTATAGTTTTTAATAGCTCTAACAATAAGTGCGGGTGTTATCGCATACAGTCTATTCCTGCCTTCATCAAGAGTAACGGAAGAGAATCCAACAAAAGGTCTCTGCATGCCGATTATTTGTTTTTCATAACCAGGTCCAAGCTTGTTGGTCCAGTGTTTGTGTTGTTCTCCACCAATAATCCACTGCGTTCCACGCATGGCGTACTGCCATCTTTGCATCATTACACTGTCATGTACTTTTAAGTCTTTGCCTCTGTTCTCGAAATCCCAATCTCTCGAAAGATTTTCTGCTATGTGTTTAGGGATTATTCGATGCGCGTATCTACCAAAATACCCCCCGGCCAATTCTTCTCCAGTCATGAGTGCGCTCAAGAACTGATTGTCCGCTTCCTCGAGGGCCTTGATGACAGACTTTACATCGACTTGTTCATTCTCAAGTCCTGCAATTCTTTTATGTGCTTCCGATATGAAGTGAGCAACATCCCACCCTCTAGCAGCGAGGTCTATTACTTGGTCTGGACTATTCTGACGAAATTCTTGAGATAGGTTACTAGACAACAATCCAAGTGAATTTCTGTTGTAGTTCCCAGCGTGTATTGTCCCATCAGTAGAAGCTGATTCAATAAACTTTTTTAATTCTTCAATTTGTTTTTCTATTTGATTATTTCTAGCTTTTACATCAGCGACGTTGATATTGTTAAGAGCTTTTGTGTCAGCAGAAGCAACATTAAAACCGTCAGAACCAACAGTTTTTTTAGGGTTAAGGACTCCGCCATCAAGTTCTGATGAGCCTTGATGTATTAAGAATTTTTCTCCATCTGAAGCGCCATTACCGAATAGTTCCCAGTATTTATCTCTATCATTTTGTTTGAGTTCTAATATCTCTCGTGTTTCTTTAAGTAGGTCATCGTACTCTTCTGGAGTTATATCTTCTAGGTCAAGTACGTTTTGTTCAATTCTTATCTTCTTGCTATCATGTTTATATTGCAGCAAGGCTACTTCTTCTTTTAAAAGTCTTGACTTTTCATTAATATCGTCTTCAAATTTCTTAATCCAGTTTTTAACAAAAGAATCACGTTCGGGTTCCTTGTCGCTTCCCGGATATCTAGTCCACGACTCATGTCTTGCAGTAAACGCATCTTCAGCTCGAGTCACTATGTCTGCTTTTAGTAAGTTTTTTGCTTGAGCTTCCGATGAATGTATGGTCGGAGCATTCATGTTTTTATCTGAAGCAACCACAACGTCAAAGTCTCCGCCAAGCCAGTCGCCAGTTTTATTATAATGCTCCAAGGCCTGAGTAAATCTTCTCATATAGGAAGATTGTTCGTCTAGTTTTTCTTTCTCGTAAGAAGTATTAAATCGGGTATCAGCTTTGTACGGAGTTGGTTTTTCCAATACGTCTGTTTCTCCAGATGAAAGCTTCTTGGCCTCGATTTGTTTAGCCATTGAGTCTCTATCAACGTCAACTAATTTTGTAGCAAGTGACTCTCCGTCTGCGCTGTATCGTGTTGCTTCATCAACTCTGAAAACCATCGCCTGCATCGGTCGGCCTAGTATTACTGTTTCATCTTCTTCTAGACACCCAAAGCCAGTAAATGGAGTAGAAAAAATATCTTTAATTGGCACAAAAGCCTTTATGACGTATCCACTTTGGTCATTACCTGGTCTTCTACTGAACGACCTGGCTGTAGCTTCATTGATTGACCAAGACGAAAGTGGCCTCATACGTACTTCACGTATATCCATATCGCCTATGGCTATTGGTTCTCCAAACGCATTTTCACCAGCAGTAATTCCTCTGTATACAGCAAGATGTGTTATCCCTCTGTCTTCGAAATACTGCTGCGTTGCTTCATGAGATGTTTGCAGGAATTCTCCAACAAATTTTCTTTGCATTTCGCTCAGGACTGGAGCACCATCGAAGTCTTCCATAATCTGTCCTGGGCCAGGGGATGCAACAACTCTGTCCATCCTATATTGATTTCCTCGGTCCCAACCAACAGCACCGTCTACGGAGAACAGTTCTCTGGCTACGTTCTGCATTGATAACGCAACGTCGTTGGAGTCGTTTGCTGATATAGCCCATGTATGAACCAATCCTGATATTAACGCCTGCTTCAGAACCCCTTGCCCTTCTGGGGTATTGGCGTCAAACTCTACAAGACCACGGCTTTTCAACAATTCTTCAGGACTAGGTATTACTTTTTTAATATTTTGTATAGTTAGTTCTTTTAATACTTCTAGGTCTTTTGCGTCGTCCGGCGTATTTTTGTCAATTTTGGCGACCATCAATTCAGACAAGTCTTTGTAATCAGTACCTTTCTTTATTCCGTAGCCTTTTTGCAGTATCTGTTCCCAGTCATCCGGACTATTCATAAGAGAATATGAATCTATTGATATTAAGGTTCCGTCTTTTAGCCTGTATATGCCCAGGTAGTCATTTTCGGGATTGCCTTCTCTTCTTTGACGTGTTTCCCTATTCCCCCACATGTCAAAGTAATACAACTGAGTTTTTATTGCAGTTATATGGTCTCCGGACCAGCGGCGCATTTCAGTTGGACCTATGGAGCCTATTGAATAATCATCCATGGTTTTTTCATACATGTCCCACATGCTTGATTTATCAAAAAGCTCACCAGCAGTCAGTGATTCAAGTTTAGGAATAAAAGATTCGTTCCATATTTTGAGAACGCGCTGTTCTACACTGAAATCTATTCCCGAAGCTACCGAGCCTTTTTTGGGATTGTAAAAAAACTTACTTCCATCGCGCACTCCTTCGAGTGTTCTGTTAAGGATGAGTGATACGTCTCTAAAATTCTCGTCATCAGCAAAACCAACTCCGCTTCCAGGCATTGAAGTCTGAAACATTTTTACAAAATCTTGAGGAGTAAAATCCATAGATTCTGCTATTTTTTTAGAAATCTCTCTTTTAATTTTTGGAGCAGCAAGACTAGAATCAATATCGTATGTTCCAGGAATAGAAACCGCATCGTCAATAAACATCTGCAAGACGTCTTTTTCGTCAGCAGGTTTTGTTGGCGAGTAAGGCTTACGAGTTGTCGGTATTGGAACAAACTTGGCAATCTGTGCTTTTTTCCACTGCGTATCTCTTGATTGAGGAATAGAAGTTTCCGTTATTCTAGAACGGCGCAAACCTTCTATTTCCGAAAGAGCACTTTCTAGTCTTCCGCGACGTTCGTCTCTTACTCCAGGGGAACGCCCAGATGAAAGAATCCGACCAGCCCTGTCGCCATCACGCCATGGCTGATAGGTGTCGTTTCCGCCAAGCAAGGTTGTTACAGCTTTCTTCAAGGAAGGACTAATCATTTCATTTTGTATTTTTTCGTCTGGATGCAGTACGGCGACAATGCCCTCAGCCATGGTTTCTGCCATGTTGACGTTTCCGTATGAAGTGAGCAAACGAGGAACGTCTGGAGTTTCAGAAAACGGAACATCGTTTTCAAACATTGTTATTCTGTCTTGGTCATATGTAAATTTATTAAATTCAGAAGCAACAGCAAGTGCACGAGCATAGTTTGTGTTGCCCTTGTCTTTGCTGCCGTATCTTTGACGTGTATGAATTGTTGTCTTTGGTCCGCCCTCAGAGTCAGCTATGGCCTTGAAGTGCAGCCAGTGACCCCATTCGTGAAGCAGCGTTCCTGCAAGGGAGTTTTCTATTGACTTCTGTCCTTTTACTGGGGACTGACCATTCCATCGAAGAGTGCTTTTGGTTACTGACGGTATTGAGTCATCCAATGCTTCAAGAAACACCTCTTTGTTGAGATAGACGGTGTCCATGTTTGGACTCATTCTTCCTCTTGCCCTAACCGGCTTACCGTCGTTGCGTTGCTTTGCAATCGCTGCAAATTTCTCGCGCACTTCTGGTATTGCTTCATAGGCTGCTATGCCTTCTGGGTCCATGAAGGAGAAAGAAGGAGCTCCGTGGTTTTCAAAAGCCCACTTCATTTGTGGGTTATCTTCAATGGATTGTGCCAGGAGTTCTTGCATGGCTTTTACGTTGTCTGGTGAGAAGTCCGGGGTATCCCAAGGGTTTTTTTGATGAAAATCATCATAGTATTTCTGAAATTTTAATCTAGTAGCAGGGTCTACAACATCAGCGCCAGCGTAGTCGTCGAGCCACATTTGAAAATGTTCTTCACGATTTGAAGGAACCAAAACCTTAGCCATTTGTTCAGAGCTGAGACCTCTTAGCCATGTATTTGTAGTCTTTCTTATCTCGCCGCCAAGCACGCTCTTGTCGCCGTACTTGTAATCCTTGGCTCTGTGTTCTCTTAGAAGTTCGCGCTCGTTGCGACCAATTTCTATTATTGGTCTTTGGGGGGAATCTGGTCTAATTTGTATAGACGGACGTTCCTGCCCTGAAGCAAGTGAGGGTCTGCTGCTCTTTCCCAAAATATCGTGCGCAAGAGCTAATTCAATATCTTCTTCGTTGGCTTCATAAATTGGCTTGCTTCCAGAAGACAGTCGTCCACTAGTAGATGCTGTATCAAGCTTCTTAATAACTGAATTAAAATCACCAGCATATATACGCGTTTCGGAGTCAGATACGCCTTCAATATCGAATACGGTTCTTGGTCGATTACGGTAGCCCATTGTTTCGTTCATATTTAGGTCGGACTCGTCAAGTCTGCCAACCCTGAGCATTCGTTCGGCGGAGTACATCATGTAATGAAGATGCTTAACGACCATTTTTTCTTGAGGCGTTAGAGGTGAGTCTGGGTGGTCCGCAAGGGACATCATGGCAAGGTCGTTTGCCCATTCTCCATGGCGGTCAAAAGCTCTACCGGTTCCGAGATGTCCGAATAGGTCATGGGTGTCTTGAAGTGCCTTGCCATAGAGTCCCATATTGAATTTATGCGGGTCAGTTATTCCACCTATGTAGCCACGAAGATATGTATCCGTGCTGTGGCTGATTCTTGAACCTGGAAGAAAAAGCTCCTCGTCACCCATTAGTTCGCCCGCACGGCGCGTAAGTTCCCTAACAAACTTGCTATGTTTTTTCCACGCTTCAAGATACGGTTCCGGCAATGTATCTTGAGTTAATGCTGGCAAACCAATACTGTCGCTCCTGATGACAAATCCTTTTGGAGCCAACATTTCCAACAGGGGGAATCTTTCCCTCGCCTCGTCGTTTTCAAATTCTAAAGTAGAAGCGTCGTTTTTGTATATTTTTCTTGCAATAATGTTTCCGTCGGAATCTTTCCATACGGAACCATTGAAAACAACCGTATCTTTCATTGCTTCATCAAGTATTGAAATAACGTCATCACGCTTAGGCAACTCGACGGTACGCCAGTCTCGTTTGTCCGGTATCTGTTCTGCCAATTGAGGTATCGGGTCAGCGGAAACAAACGGAATTCCGTCTGAAGAAATATCAATCGATATTGATTCAAGTAGCTGTTTTCCGGTTTCGGAAAACGCATTGTCCACTTCAACGTCAAGTAGTGTTTTCCCAGCAATTTCTTTGGTCAAGCCGGGAATAGCATCTTCAATAGAATATTTCTGTTGTTTTGTTAGTTCTTTTCCTGTCGTTTCTTCTATTTTTTTAATTATTCTCTCGGCAACTTTTTTACCCGTTAAAGACTCTCTAGTTAGTCCTATGTCGGCAGCTTCTTGCTGGGTTACTTCTGTGGGTTCATTAAATGCTTCAACTACATTTGCGCCAGAAGAGAGTCTTGTGCTTTCCCCTTCGTTGCGATTTGAGTATATTTTTTCATCAGAAAATCTTTCGTCTTTCTTTATCTCGTCTATAGCCCTATACATAGCATCAAGAAGAGACATTCCTTCTGCTTTGTATATTTCTCGCAAGCGGGCCATCTCTTCCGATTTTTGACGACTCAATTCTGCGTCAAAATCCATAAGAACATAAGACAGTCCGCTACCGTCTGGATTATGTTCAAGTTTGAATGCTCTGTTTTTAAGCTTGTTTGATTCTTCGAGGCCTTCTAAGACTTTTTTTACTTTATTAACAGCCTTTGTCTGGCCTTCAGTACCCTTTCCTATTTTTCCAATCAATGCGTCTAGGGAGTTATATGCAAGTTCGTCGTCGTATACTTCTATTACAGCTTTTTTGGTTTTCTCGCCGTTTTTGTAAACTGGGCTATACAGGTACCCATATCGTTTTATGTGCTCTAGCTTTAGTTCTTCTTTATAGGCTTCATCTTCTTTGAAACGTTTTCTTCTGACATTTAGTATTTCAAGTGCTTTTGCCCAAGTATCAACATCTGGTCCGAATGCTTCATTTAGTGCTCTAATTTGTGCTTCTTTGTCTATTTGTCCAAAACCATCTTCGGCAGGCTCAAGTCTGTTGTATCGCTTGTATTTTTCGTAAAGTTCCCAATACTTGAATTTCTCCTGCTCAGGGTTGGCAAATTCGAGTGTTTGGTCGAAACTGTCATCATGATTTCCACCTCTGGCTACGGTAAAACGAGTTGATTCTCTGCCAGAAGAAAGTCTTGTGCTTCCCTCTTCTTTCTGGGCTGCAACAAAAGACTCTTTGTCTGATTCAAATTTTTTTACATCGGCGTCAAACTTTTCGCGCTCAAGTCTTAGTTTTTCATCGCGGCGCTTTCTGCTAAGTACAGAAGTGTCCCAGTTGTTTTCTATAGCACCATCAATTATCTTTTGCATTACCTGACTGGTTGCGAAGGCATCAGCGTCTGCGTTGTGATGTCCGTCGCCAAGTTCCACGCCGAGGTATTCGGTAATGGCGGCAAGGCTGCTGGATGGTTTGGTTGTCCCGTCTCTACTACTTACGATATGTGGGCCATCTGGGCTATCTTCGCTCCATACCGGAAGGGTAAGAGAACTTATTTCGCGAGTATCTAAATAACCGCGTGGTGTCCAATCGATACCGCTTTCACGTAAAGCATCATCAAGAACGTTCTTGTCGAAAGTTGCGTTCTGAACGCCGATGATTGCGTCTGGGCCAATAAACTCAGCAACCTGTCTATGCGCTTCAGCCATGGGCATTTGCGTGGCAAGCCATTCATTGGTAATCGGATTACCGTCTGCGTCTTTAAGATTTGCTAAAGACCATTCTCCTAGTGGTTCTTCTGGGTTCATAAACAGATTTAATCTGCCTATTTCTTCCCCATTTTTCATGCGAACTAGGCCAATTTGTGTTGGTTTTCCGTTGGTTGTGGCTTTACCAAACTCGTCAAAATTCAGGCCGGTTGTCTCATAGTCGAGAAATACAATTTCGGCATCGTTGTATTTCTTCTTGAACTCTTCCCATGAATTAGAGTCGCCAAAGTATGAATCTGCTTCACCAAGGAAAGCTCCAAGCGTTGGTTCGCGTGGATATCGTGGAGCCTTGCCGCTAGATAGGCGGTCTCCCATCTGTTCCTCAAGCTGGTTAAATGCTTGAGAATCGTCAACTTCAGGAGCCCGTGAGGTTTTAACTGACAGAACCCTGGCAAGTTCTTCCTTGAGCACATCTCTCTTCCAAACATCTTTATCTTCTTCGCTCTTGCCACTAGGACCACGGTATTCAAATATAACAGGGAGTTTTTCGGACTTGACCAGAACTCTTAGCCATGCTTCATATGGCGTAGTTGATTTATCTGGGATTATTTCTTCTTTAGACAACCCCTTATCCCCGAAGTTTTTGTCAAACCACACATCTGTCATTGCTGGGTTAAACATCTCAACATCGTCAGTTTTAAATACTCCGCCCCTAATGTTAGGAACTACCTCTATGCCATACTCTCGCATTAGTTCATCACGTGATTGCGCCATATCAATCAGGAGACTCACATTGCTTTCGTTATTCTCGTTGTAGTCCTTGCTAAGTTCTCCCAACTCTTTTCTAAACTCTTTTGGTGTAGCAATTATTGCTTGAACTTCTTCAGGCTTGAATCTTCCAAGAACTAATGCTTCTTTGTAACTTGCTGATATGCCATTGTCGGAACTAGCCTCAAATGCTCCGGATGGTGTTGGGTAAGTGTCGCCAGTCTTGTAGTCATAAAGTATGCCAAGTGGACTAAAACTACTAAGAAACACTCCATCTTCACCCAGTGAACTGAGTTGAAGAGGCGCATTGTCTTTCATTGACATATCAACTGTGTCTGCATCAAAAACCCTAGTGCGCTCTGCAACTTCTGGTCGTAGCACAAAATGTGAATCGCCGTACTTTTGTGTTCTGTTCTGCGAAGCCTCTAGTGCTGCTCCTGCAGGACCTTCGTACATAAGTTTAATGTCGTCTCCGTATATTTTTTTAAACTTTTCTTCTCGTGCTAATGCTGTTTTTGAAGTAGTAACATAGCCCGATGATGGTCTAAGTTCTCTTACTTCTGGAGGGTCTTCCACCCCTTCTTCAAACGGTAAACCTAATAGATTGCCTTCAACCTTTCGTCTGGCACTGGTAGTAATAGCATCGCCTATTAGGTTCATAGACTCAATATCAGCTGCTTCTCTTTCTTCTTTGTCATGTTGAGTGAGTATGGTGCGATTGCCCTTAATAAACGAGGCAATGCTTCTTGTCCTTACGAGCACCCGTGTGTCGATAGATTTACCATACGCTTCAGACGCCTTCCTCATGTCTGCATTCAACTGTTCTGGGGTGGCTGTTTTTAGATAAGTTTTAAACTCGTCAATTTTTGCAACCATTTCAGTATCGCCCCTAGCGATATGTATCTGTCTTGATATTTCTAATGCTACGCTCGGAGGAATAGGGTCTCCTTTTGCCCATACTCCAGACTCACGAAGTCTTGCTTGTATGGGGAAAAACGCTGCCTCGGCATCCCTGCCGGTCATCTCCGAAGTAAAAAACTTTCCTTCTGCTACTACTTCGTTTATGTAATCAATAGCCTCTTGCGGAAGAATTGTATCTTTTTTAAAGTAATAGTCAATTTGACGCTTGGCGGACTCTGCTGTTTCTTTTATTCTTGTATCGAGTTTTTCTTTGCTTACTTTTTCTTCAAAGTTCGTGCCGTAACCGAGTCGTTCTTTCAAGGCTCTTAGTTTCCCAAATATTTCCTGCGTATAAGCTGCGGATATATCGGCATTATTTATTTCGGTACCACTAGAAAGTTTTTTGGTTACTTCTGGGTCGTAGCCCCATTCAAGCCAAGAGTCGCCGGCTGTATAAATATCCTTAGCCTTGACTCGCTTCTTTATGATTTGATATTCGCCACGCAGTGCTCCATCGCCGTGCATAACTGCGTACTCTCGAATTGGGGTAACCCAGTCACCGGGGGTTATCTTCATGTCGTCTGGTGGAAGATTCTTTAGTCTCTCTATTTCGTCTCGAACACCCTGAGACCAATCGCTAGGTTCGATACTTCTGCTGGTTCCTTCTGGAAGTTTGCCACGCGCCATATATCTGGCGAGTTGTTTTTCTAGTTTTTCTATCTTTTTACTGTTTGAAAGAGGCACCGCACGATAAATAGTCACCTCGGCATTTGGCTTGCCTTTGTATTGCTTAATCAGGCTGGCGGCTATTGGGTCAAGCTGGTCATCCCCGACACCATAAAAACGTATTGCATCGGCAGAATAGACGTCCTCTGGATAAACTCCACCATCTGCCAACATGTCATGTAGGGGAGCGCCTGCGCCTCTTTCTGGAGCTCCATGCTGGCCTCTGTAGTCCTCGTTAGCGCCCGAAGACATTCTTCTGGCTGTCTCAGTGCCTCTTGTGGGCGAATCTATGCCAATAAAACGTGGATTAGTTGAGCCTTCGTCTACCCAGCCGTCATTGTCGGGGTCAAAGTTGCTGAGGGTGGGTTTTCTGTAGCCACGAACTCCGCCCGTCGGTGCATCAATGTCCATCCCGCCACGGCGGCGTCTTCCTTCGCCAATGCTTGGCCTATCCACTAGTCGGCTACCGACTAATCGGGCGAGTCTATTTCCAAGCGCTTTCTGCTCTACTGAGGCAGGGCGCGCTCTACGGGATTCCTCTATGGGAATAAGGAACTCATTATCATCGACAGACATTCAAAGCAATAATAGCACTGCTTTCAGCGCTAAAACACAGATAAATAAGCTATGGGAGGCGTTGTCCACACTTCATGCAAGTCCTAGCCCACGGATAGTATTTAACGAACTCTACGGGGTGACTACATTCAAGAATATTCTTGGCTTCAGTGTTGAGGGTTTTTCTAATCCACGCAGAAACTGTCAACTGTTCTTTTAAGGATGCATCTTTCCACCGGTCACGTTCGTAGTCTGTCGTGCGTATAAGTATTTGCTTATCTGCCGGACCATCGTCGTTTTTTACAATCGGAGCCACAGACATGTCGATATTTTCAGCAACTTTATCCATTGCGGCCCTAATGTTTGAATTAGTTGGCTCTTCTATGTCACTCATTTTTTTCCTCTTCTATCACTTCAGCATCGATGATGTCAGAATCCTTGTCACCCATAAGCAAGCGAACGGTACTTTCTGGCAAAACACCAGAAATAGCCATAAGCTCCAAAAGCTTCTTGGATTCAGATTCCGAGTCTACTCCAGTTAGTGGCTTCGTAACGCCAGGTTGACCGGCAATGGTAGCCCTAACGGTCTGTGAACCATTTACATCCATCTGGACGTTAATGTTCGTATGTTCCATTCCCAGCAGTTTTGTTCTGCGGTCCATGATTGACAAGACTTGCTGAATTGCCTTAAGGTCTGGCTCTACCTGTATTTCCGTGCCATCGTCTGTGACTACGCGCCTATGCTGGGTTAGTGGCCAAATAGCCTGCTGTAGGTTGTCTAGGCGCTCCAGCTCCATTCTCAAGACCTCGGGGTAGGCAAGTATTGCCTCTCTGTTCATCTTCTCAAGTTGACGCTGAATAGAGCGAGAGACAGATGACGTTGAAACGCCAAATCTTCTAGCTATCTCGTTTACGGATGTACCAGCTTGACGCATCTTAAATATGCGCATGTCTCGTTCGCTTAAAAACTCTTTGGTTGTTATCGGCTTTGCTTTGTCGTCACTCATTTAGATACGTGGTTCCACTCAATTACCTCAAACGGGAATCTTTTCCCACGTCTCATTTTAGTAGGCCAATGCCTCTCATCGCGTGCACCTCTGAAGTGTTTCACATCGTACACATACTCACCTAGAGCCGTTGGGTCGGGAGTGAGGGAGATACCGAACTCTGGCCACCTCGACCATACCGCTGAACCAAATGGTCGCAATTCTCTTGACGTCATGCTTGAGCCCAGTGGGGCGTGATGCTCAATCCATAGAGCACAGCCATACACGACACGAATAGTGTCAAGATACTTGGCTACTTCTAGAGCTACTGATTCTGAAGTTCTGCCACCTGGGTCAAGGAACGCTTTATAAAGAGGTCCTATCAACAGTATTTGTGGCTTCACGTCTTCAATAGCCTGCTCCAGTACTGCTCTGTCTGAGGCTTTCATTAGGTCCATGCCGGACGGTTTTGTTAATACGTAGGCGTCAAACCTGTCGGTCCTTGAATACGCCATTGCGTCTTTGGCAATAGCACGAGAGGTTCGTCTAATAATCTTTTCTGGGTTTTCAAGGTCGACAGTTAATGTCCTAACCCTCGGCATTGGCTGCAACGAAAGGGGATGAATCCCGCACGAAGAAAGAATAGCAACCTGTCTAGCAAGCATTGTCTTGCCAACACCTTCGGCTGCTACGACGATTACACGCTCTGACTTTTCTAGCAAACCAGGGATAACCCATTCGTAGGATTCGTCATCCGATTCACCCAGGAAGTCGTTCCACTGAACGAGTCTTCCAGTATCTACCGCCCTAGTCATACTGGCAGTAGCAATAATTAAATTGCTTTTTGCAATCTTTTGAAGAGGGCTTATGTCTTTTCTGTCAAGCAAGTCTTGTAGTTTGGCTAGAGCCATTTCTTCAAGCGACTCTTGTTCTTCATCTTCTTCAACTAGTTGATTATTTGTGGATTCTTGAATCCCAACATTCTCTTGCTCTGTAAATCTGTATTCCTCAATAGCAATGAGTTCATCAAGTTCTCCACCAGCACCAATGTGGTCGGATATGTCTTTTGCTTCTGGACACATCCAAATCTGTGCATCACACCCAGCGTCAATTAATGTTTCAAATACTTTCTTAGCGTGAGCAATACCTACTTCATCATGGTCTGCAATTATTTCAATTACAGCACCAGACAAAGCCTCGGTATGAATGTCGAGCCACTTGCCCGCACCGCCAGGCATTGTTGTTGCTATCTCTCCAAGTGAGGCAAGCGTATTCGCGTCCTTTTCACCTTCTACCAACCAAATGGGAATTCCCTCTTGTTTGGCTGCCAGAACTAAGGGAAGATTGTAGAGAACTTTCGGTATCTCACCGAGACTGTATTCCCACCCACCGTTTCCATCCGGTTTGCGTTGGCGAAATGTTTTTTTTCCTTCTTCGTCTATGTAGCGAAGTTTCTGAAATAAAACGTTTCCGTCAGCATCAACATAGTTGTACGTATCTACCAGCGTTGTTTTCAATGCTTGCTTTGGTGCCTGTGCTGGCTTGTTAATCTTTAAAGGTTTCTCAGTAAGAAAACTTTTAGCAGAAGAAAGAGTATCGTCTCCTGGCATTAAGTCAGACACATGTAGTCCAACAGACGCACATATTGCTTCTACGTCACAAGATTGACCACGATGGCAAGTGACCAGTACTCGTCCATCATCCCCTTGCCCAACGGAGAGTGAAGGGTTTGAGTCGTCGTTTCTGCACGGGCATCTAGCCTGCCAGCCTGAACCAGTCTTGCGAACACCCTCAAGCCGCTGTAAAAAATTTTCTGTTATCTGAGATGCGATTACTGACATTTAGCAGGCCTGTCGTGGTTAGTTTGGCAAAAGAATGTTGATTGGTTCTCGCGGTACTACGAAAATATTTAAGCGCCGACGCATTGTTTGTCTTTCACGTTCAGTCATCCCGCCCCATATCCCGAAGTGCTCATGATACAGGCCGTATGAAAGACATTCTTCCTTAACGTGACAGTCGGAACATATTTGTAAAGCAATACCGGTATTCATTCTGGCTTTTCTGTAGTTATCAGAAAAATTTCCTGGCTGAGTTTTATCAGCGTGTGGATACCAGATGTTTGGGTTAAGACCTTTGCAATCACCATCTCTTGGTGGTGTGTCAACTCTTTGCATCTTTTCCCCGTTCAAGTAGTTAACGAAGAATACTATCTTGCGTCAGACAGTCTTGCTACGTCGATTGAAGAAAGATATATCGTTGCGCTGCGTATAACAAGTTGACCATCAATGTCTTGAGCTTTTATGTCTACGGCGTCTTGTGATATGTTGAACTTTGCTGCTATAGAAGCACGTGTTTGTTCTATGTGTAATTCTTCGTCAATCAATGTTGATTCGTAATATCTAGGAATCTTTGTATTTGCTAAAGCTTTTAACTCTGTGTCTTTTTCGCTTGCGCGTAGGCACCATGCACAAGCTAAAACTTTTGTTGTTGCTGCTCTTTTACGAGACTCAACATGACCGCAAGAAAGTCTATGAAGATAAACAAAATGACCCCATCTGCCGGTCTTCGATATTTCAATTATCTCCCTACGGGGAGCACGTCTGTGGTCGGTGGTCATTTAACCACAATACATCAATAAGTCAATGCTTATTTGAGGCGAAGAATCTTACGAATCCAGCTTTTCTTCTTTTTTACTTCAGAAGCAAATGTGACGTTAATTTTCTCAACTACATCGTCAACCTCGTCAAAAAAGATTCGAACTACTTCTTCTTTAACAGGGTCTGCCAAAGTAATTAATTCGTCGTCAAACTCAACAGCAATCGCTGTGGCTGATTTCTTTTTAGGAGCGGTCTTAGCAGCGGCAGCTTTTTTCGCCGGAGCTGGTTTAGGGGAACTCTTTTTTGGAGCAGCCTTTTTTGAAGTTGTTGCCTTTTTGGCGACCTGCTTCTTTGGGGATGTTTTCTGTGTGGTTTTTTTCTGAGCCATGGGGAATACTCTAATACACCGGTATGTCGTCATGGCGGAACCAATAACTCTTTACGGCCTGAAGTGCATGCATTGCTTAGTATCTAGGGATGGAAGAGCATGTAAATGATATTAGTAAAATGGCACTTGCTCTCACCTCTGCCCAAATGGCAAAGGATTTGGCAATTTCTGAATTTGGTCTGGGCGAAGACGTTTCTATGCACTTTATGTCCTGGGACGACTCGTATTTAAGGGCTATTTGTCAAATGGGCGAGGCCCTGTCCAAGAAAAGCCCTGAAGAACGATTTATTCAAGCCAGAAGTCTTTGTTTAATTCTACGCAAATACTGGTGGTCAACGGCCATTACTATGGTTTCTGAAGGGTACTGCTCGCTAGATAACGAGAAAACCAAGGGAATGGACCTCTCTGTGGCTTTTGCCGACGCCGCACTGCCTGTATACGAATGCATAACCGTCAGTCATGTTGGCTCAGACGAGGATGGCAACGTACTGCCGATATCCATGGTTGCAGCCCCTTACAAGGTTGGTCTTGGGAGGAAGGTCACGTGGAACGAAGTTCTCGTATATCCAGAAATAGCCGAGAACTACATAAAACAGACAAAATACCCAACAATGCTTAAAAACGTCATGTTTGAAGACGTGGAGGAAGTGGCTAATCCGGCTGTACTGACTGACATGAGGCAGGAAATCGCATCCCTAGGTTTCCTTATGCAAGAATTTTAAATATACACTTAATTATGAGCGCATTTTATAATACTGAATCATTTCAGGAAGACCATCTTTTCAGGAATTCTTCCGATGGAATAAGAATTACAAGAGCGGATAGGTCCCCGTGTCCGGTGTGTGGGCATCCAACCGGAGACTGTGTTGGGGACAGCGGACCGCCAACAATAATATTCGGATACGACACGCATTCAACGCTTGATGATAAAACAACGTTCTTAATTACTGAAGACATTTTTGACGAAGTTGAGATAGCTCCAGGAATAAAAACGCGACTACTTATCCACAGGAAGGGAAAAACAATTCCTTTTGAAAAAGCCGTAGAGCTAGGTCTCGTAGATTAAATAATTACGTCGACGCTAGACCTTTTCATTATTCATTCCTGCGCTACACTCTATCCCTACACCTCATCAACGATGAACTAGACGATAGGAATTAAGATGCCATTTATTGACGACGCTTTCGTTAATGCTTACGCAGTAAAGCAAGCCCCATGGGGCTTTAACGGTATGGGGGAGATTGTTTTTCTTCGTACATATAGTCGCAAGAAAGATAACGGGAACATTGAAACATGGCCTGAAACAATTCAGAGAGTAATCAATGGCGCTCTTGAAATAGGTGTTCCGTATACGCAGGAACAAGCAGAAGAACTGTTTGACCATATGTTTAATTTACGTTGCTCCATGAGTGGTCGCGCGCTATGGCAACTCGGTACGCCAATGGTTTCTAAGTTTGGTGGAGCTTCACTCAATAACTGCTACTTCACTAATATTGAAAAAGTTGAAGACTTCGAACTTCTTTTCGACTACTTAATGCTTGGCGGTGGCGTTGGCTTTTCCGTTGAACGCTCCAAGATTCACGACTTGCCAAAAGTTAAGGGTGGCGTAGTCATTACTCAAGAACGTTCTAATGATGCTGACATCATTGTCCCAGATAGCCGTCAAGGGTGGCGTAGACTTTTGCACAGTGTTCTTAAGTCGTACTTCGATACGGGGAGAAGCTTTTCTTACTCAACAATCTTGATTCGCGAATACGGCGCTCCACTTAAAGCTTTCGGTGGTACGGCAAGCGGTCCTGGTGCGCTGATTGACGGTATTGCTGATATTTGCAAAGTAATGGATAACCGTGTAGGAAAGAAGCTTAGGTCTGTAGATGTTTTGGATATTTGCAACATTATTGGTCGCATTGTTGTTTCCGGCTCGTCACGTCGGTCCGCGCAAATAGCAATGGGTGACCCTGATGATGTCCTTTTTCTTCGTGCAAAGAATTGGTCATCAGGAAGTGTTCCTGCATGGAGAGCAAACAGCAACAACTCGCTCTATGCGGATGGTTACGATGAACTGAGCACTGAACTGTGGAAGGGCTACGACGGTTCTGGAGAGCCTTACGGCTTGGTGAACAGAAAGCTCGCCCGTACCTATGGTCGCCTTGGCGAGCGCCGTGTCGATAATTCTATTGAGGGTTTTAATCCATGTGCAGAGATTGCTCTTGCTGACGGAGAGTCGTGCAACCTTGCAACAATATTCTTGCCCAATATTGAATCGTTGGCGCAGTTCTTGTCAATATCAAAACTTCTCTACATGGCACAGAAGCAGATAACGCGTCTTGCTTACCCATACGAGAAGACCACGAATATTGTGCGTCAGAATGCTCGTCTTGGACAGAGCGTAACTGGAGTTCTTCAGTCAACAGAAAAACAAGTTTCTTGGTTGTCTCAGGCATATGAACACCTTCGTCAGTTTGACGCTGAGTATTCAGCCGAGCACGGATTCCCGCAGTCCATCAGAATGACCACCGTACAGCCCTCTGGGACGCTCTCCCTGCTGCCTGGAGTAACGCCGGGCATACATCCGGCATTCGCCCCTTATTATGTCCGTAGAGTGCGTTTTGGCTCCAATGACCCGCTTATTGACGCCTGCCGCAAGCGTGGCTACAAGGTTCAGTGGGATATCGGTTTGGACGGTCGCGAAGACCACACCAGACAGGTCATCGACTTCCCATGCATGTCACCAGAAGGCTCAATTTTGGCCAAGGACATGACCGCAGTTGAACAGCTTGAATGGGTGAAAAAGATGCAGACAGATTGGGCAGACAATGCCGTATCTGTAACCGTCTATTACCGTAAGGAAGAGCTGGAAGAAATCAAGACATGGTTGTCAAAGAATTACGACAAGAGCGTTAAGTCAGTTTCATTCTTGCTTCACTCGGACCATAACTTCGTACTCCCTCCATACGAGGAAATAACAAAAGAAGCGTACGAGAAGCTTGTAGCAAAGATTGACTTCACTATTCCTTTGGTTCAAAATAGTTTTGAAGGAACCGTAGACCTTGAAGATTGTGCAACTGGTGCTTGTCCGATAAAGTAGTGGCATGGCAGGAAGAAAACCAATCCCAGAAGAAGAACGTTTTTGGGAGAAAGTAGATAAATCCGGACCTAATCCAGATTTTCCGGATTGCTGGGAATGGACTGCGAACAGGGTGAAAACATATGGTATGTTTTCGTGCAAGCGAAATGGAATAAATAAAAAAGTCCAAACGCATAAATACATTTGGGAAAAACTAAATGGCACTGTTCCTGAGGGGTTGGAAGTTTGCCATCTTTGCAATAACCCACCATGCGTTCGCCCTGACCATCTTGAGGTTGGAACTCGCTCCCATAATCAACGTTATTCAGTTGTGCACGGGAACCATAAGGAAAGCAGAAAAACACACTGCAAACACGGGCATCTCTACGATGAAGAAAACACAATTCACAAAATCAGTAAACGTACCGGTTTTTACACACGAGATTGTAAGGCTTGCCACAAGAGGTGGAAGAAAGAGCGCTTTGCGCGCAGGCGTGAGGAAAAGGGAATAGAGCCTAAAAAACCAAACCACTGCAGAAAAGGTCACGACTTTGGTGTTTACGGGGAAAAGTGGTACGTGAAAAAAAGCGGACGAAAGTATCGGACGTGCGCGGAGTGCATGCGAATCAGAAATGAAAAGAAAAAAAATGGCTAAGAACTTGCCGCTCATTGAAAGATTTTTCCAGAAGGTCGATAAGTCTGGTAGCGAGGCGTATCCGGATTGCTGGATTTGGAAAGGCGGAAGGACGAGCAAGGATTATGGCTCTTTCAAGTACTATCAAGACAGGCCGGCGATTGGGTCGCATGTTTCAAGTCACCTATTCCATATAGGGGAAGTACCAAAAGGAATGCTTGTCTGTCACCATTGTGATAATCCACCGTGCGTTAATCCTAAACATCTTTTTCTAGATACGAATTCAGGAAACATGAAGGATATGTTTAAAAAAGGAAGAAATGGCTCTTCTACAAAAAAACAAACTCACTGTAAAAAAGGTCATTCTTTTGAGGAGTTTGAGCCTCTTGTTTACATCAAGAAGCAGGGCAGGCAAATTGGTGAAGAATACAGAACCTGCAGGGAATGCAAGCGCATCAATGACTCAAAAAGAAGAGGGAAGAACCTTGAATACATGCGCGAGTACAATCTTAAAAATAAAGATAAATTGAACGAACAGCAGAGAAACCTGTATCATGCTCGAAAGAGTAAATAAATCATCTAGCCTTTATAGTTAAATGGATATAACAAGAAACTTCTAATTTCTCGTTCTAGGTTCGATTCCTAGTGGAGGCACGTAATGTGGTGCTAGAATGCTCCACACGGGGGACTGCGTGTATAACGCGTCTTAAACGACACTGTGGTGTGCCCTGTTATTTGGCAAGTAGCTCAGTTTGGCAGAGCAAGGGACTGTTAATCCCTGGGTCGTAGGTTCGAGCCCTACCTTGCCAGCCAGCACAAAAGAGAGGCAGTAACGTCAATGAGAGAAATAGGAAAAGATGAGTCGTTTTCTCACATCCTTGAGCGGTTTAGTGAAGAAAATACTTGGGTACATATCGACTGTTTCCCAGGCTGGGCTGGATTAATTTTGGACACCGATGCGCAATTGGCCAAGATTGACCCAGACTATAAGGTTTTGCAGATAAAACAAAAGTTTGGTCGTCTTCGCTATTACTTTAAGCCATCAAAAGATTCACTGCTTCCTAAAATGAATAGAGTTACAGTGAAGGCTGAGTCGATTTCAGGTGGCGTATGTGAGATTTGTGGAGCACGTGGGCAGGTCCAAAATCTTGGTGGTTCTTTATTTGTTCAGGCTTTGTGCATGAAACACAAGTTCGGTTATTAAAATCTATTAGCTTTTTGTATGCCGAGGCTTGCGCGAAGTTGCCATGCCCATTTTTGGGATGAATCAATTCTTTCTGCAATGAAGTTTGCAACACCCTGCTCGTTCATGTCATTGGCTATTGTGAAAACTTCTTTAAGCTCCATAATGTGTTCATTAATAGCTTTAAGCAATTCGGTACTCATTTCTTGTGGTGAGTCACCTTCTGAGATATCAAACTCCTCAATGGTTTTCATCTGAGCAAATCTTGACATATGAAATGGTGCATCATAACCAAGCTTGAGAATTAATTCAGCAGTTGGGTCTACTGCTCCAAAGAAGTCTTCATAGATGTTTGCATATAGCTCATGATATTGCGGGAAGTCTGGTCCTTTTACGTTCCAGTGAATACCATGCGTCTCGTGGTACAGGGTAAAAGTATTAGCCAAAAGTACCCCTAGCGCCGCAATCAATGGGTTAGCCCCAGTTGTGCGCTTGTTGTCTTGTATCTTGTCTTGAATCATTTGCAGTTCTTCGTAGAGATTATCTTCAGCAGCCATGGCTATTATTTTCCTTCTTTTTCTTTACCGTCAGTGAGTGTTGGTCCACCAACAACCCATGCATCACATGTTCTTTCAGAGTGGCACTTAAAGTCAAATGCTTCACAGTATCCAATTTTACCAGCATCGATAATGTCCCATGCGGCACCTGATTCATTTCCAAGTGCGCTATCAATACATTCAAGTATTCTTGGTGAGCGAACAAATAGAATGCAGTTCCCACAAAGAGACTTTTTAGCATCTTCTTCAGATACTGACCATCTCTTTGCTTTCTTTGGCCAGAATGCAGCATCAGGTTCTTTTGGATTCATCGGTCCGTAAGCTGCTGTGTCTATGGCATTTTGACGGTTTTTAATATTTACGGCAATACTTTGTGTTGCTGGAGGACAATTGTTTGGGTCTGCTTTTGTTTCAAACCTAAACCCCTTAATCTCTCCGCTGTAGTTGCCCCATGTCTGTCCCGTGGTCATTTTGTTTCCTTCTTGAATTCGGTCCAAGTTTTATCGCCTATACCAAAGTACTCGCGAGCATATCCTGATTGGATAATATCTTTATTTAAACAGGCCGTAGAAGGGTCTTCTATTTGGTCTGAAGAAAATATGCGGGCAAGAATTCTTCCGTATTTATCATTCTTGTCTGGGATTGTGTTTACAAATACCCACTTGTGGTTTGTAAGCCAGTCTTCCGTGAAATGCTTAGCTTTGAGGCCCATTTCTTTTTCTGCTAAATCTTTTGTTCGTGATTCAGGAGTATTAACTCCATAAAGACGAACACGTATTTTGTGATGAACGTTGAAACCAAGGTCAACCATTAACTCTATGGTGTCGCCGTCTATAACCTTAAGAAGGGTTGCTCCGTACCAGAAACGTTCCATTACTTTGCTTTTCTCTTCTTTTTTATGTCTATCTGTACTTGTTTTCTAGCCTTACCCATTCTAGTTTTAACTCCAGGCATCATGCGAATGTCTTCTACGGCAATTACTCCTGTTCTTGCTGTTTCTGCAAGTTTCTTTTTTATTTCTGCACGGCGCTTCAATAGTTCCGCGTCAACATTTTCAGTTTCATCGTCGTAGAGGTCTAGTGGTTCATCTGTTGCAATATTTTTAGCTGTATTTTTTTCTGCAGCTACCGACTCTTCGGCGTATAGGTCCATATCGCTTGCGTCATCTATTCCGCGTAGGTCTGGGTCAATTGGTTTCTTTTTTGAAGTAAGAGCTTTTATTTCTTCATTAAAAGATAGTTCTTTTTTCTTTGTATTTGCATACTTCTCTAATAGTCTTTTGCCTTTTGCTGCAAGCGCAGCTGCATCTTCTGCGTTCTTTGGAACAGGCTCACCCCATGCAGCTGCCGAGAGGGCAAGTCTTGTTGCTCTACCTTTTTCGTCAATCATTGGACCTGATGGGTTGGTAAAAAATCTTGTTAGGAACGAGCCTTTTCGACGCATTTTCTGTGGAGTATTGGCTGGCCCTTTTACTCCTGGCTTGAGGTTCGCGCCTTCTTTGTTTTTAAAGTATTTTCTGCCGGCTGCGGTAAGCCCACCCTTCGGGTCGTGAAGTTGTTCAGCGCTTTTGCCTTCTACAGGGATGCAGTTAGGGACCATTTTCCCGCCCTTGCCTTTTTTCATCCCAAGCTGAACATATCCAGCCCAACATGGGTTGGCTGCTTTAAGCTCGAAAGAATTAACTACTGCCGAACCATAGAACTCATCAAAAATTGGCATAAAGTCATCATGCTTTAACTCGACCATTGACTCTTCGACTATTTTGTTAAATTCAGTATCAGCGTCTATACGCTCAGATATGCGTAGAAGTTCATCAAACATGTCTTCTTCTGTTGGGTTTAGCTCATTTTGCATACTCGTCCAGTCTTTCACACCCATCTGGGCCAATTGGGAACTGTAGTCCTTTATTATCCCACATTAAATAGCATCTATGATTAAATGGATACGGTCGGTGTCGCCAGTATTTTCAACACTGTGATATCTATTGACATTGTCTATCACCCATATCTCGCCAGTTTTTAAGTTCTTTGCTTCGTCGCCCACTTTGAAAATGCATTTTGTGCTGGTGATTACAGGGACGTGTATTCTGTGTGTTTTGGCAGTTAGTGGCCCTTTGTCCCTATGTCTGGGAATAACCGTATTCGCCTTAAGCCGGGTTAACATTGCCTGCTTAATGACCATCTCACCAAGAGTCTTTGCTGTCGTTCTGACTATCTCGTCAATGTGCCCCTCGAAGATAGCGTAGTTTTCATGTGTGATTCCAGAATTTAATCTTTGCGTTAGGTCATACATAAGTGGAATGGTATCGGTGTTGGAGGCGGCTGCTCCACCATTCATTTTGCGTTCTTTATTTTTTTCCCAGTCTCTGTCAGTTAGTGAATTTACATCATTAAGAAGGTTTTCAAAAAGCGCCATGTTTCCTATGAATTGAAAAGCTTTACTTTCTTTCATAACTACCTCATATATGGCAAAAACCCCGCCCACACCGTTCGAAGGTGCAGGCGGGGTTCCGCTTAGTGCTTATTAGGCTTCTGGAGCGCCGTCGAATGTTACTTTGACGAATGCTTCTGGGCGCTTGACTGCAAGTGCAAGACGCTGTTCAGCAAGAACAACGATTGCGTTACGTACGAAGAAGTCGCTATGCTGTTCAGAAATTCTGATGCTAGCTTCTTCACGGTCGTACAATTGAGCACCAGTACCGAAGGCACCGACGAGTGCGACTCCTTCTGCGATTGCTGGAGTGTCAACCAATGGCATGCGCCAAACTTTTGGCTCGCCGCCCATTGCAACTGAAACTGCGATGAGGTATTGGCCATTCTTGTCCTTGGTCAATTCGATATCTTCCCAGTCGTTCGGGTGAAGAACAACGCCGGAAGGCTCGTAGTATGCAAGGTACGACAAGGTAGCCGCACGACGGATTGAGTCTGCCTTGGTGTCGGGCACTGGTAATGTTGCACCTTCTGACCATGAGTACTCCTGGATGTTTGGAGTCTGGAGAACACCGAGAAGGTTTTCGCCAGTTCCGTCACCGTTAAGGATTTGTGAATCCTCAAGAAGGCGGAGACCGTACATCAACTCGTTATCAATGATTGAACGAAGCTGTGGCTCGTCTGCAAGAACATTACGGTGCGCTGCTTCCCAGTGTGCGAGTGTACGCACTGGAGCTTGCTCACCAATGAAGTTGAATGACGACTGTGGCTTTGCTGCGAATGCTGAACCGTTACGCTCAGCTACTGCTGCCGCGTTATTTGTACCGCCACCGGTGAGGGTGGTGAAGCCAAGCTGGCGGAAGTATTCGATTACCTGTGCGTTTGTCTTGCGAACTGGGAACAAGTCACGAACACGCTTTGTACGCATTGGAGGGATAACGATTGAGTCACGCTGGATTGAACCGAAAACCGCATCTGCACCACGGGCCATTGAGCCTGAAGGCATACCTGAGAAAACGTCTTTAACGTTGTACGAGGTAAGAGATGCTGAAATCTGCCAAGGAGCAGGCATGTTAGCGCCATTACGGCCACCGTTCAGTGCCTTGAACTCAGCGGAATCGGTGAACATTTGACCAATGCTCTTGATTTCGCGTGAGGAAAGCTGATTGATGTCTGCAGACGAAGCTGCATATGCTGAACCAACAGAACCAGATGCTGGCTCTGAAGACCAGCTATCAACGTTGTCCATGGTCTGAAGGTCACCAAGGAGAGACTTAATCTCTTTGATGTCACGCATGTTCTTGTCGAACGCGCTCTTCTGCTCGGTTGAAACGATAACTGTACCGTCTTCAATTTTGAATGAATCTGCGATGGCTTTATTATCTGCCATCTTTGTGCGAAGAGCTGATTGTAGCTCTTCTACGCGGGCTTTGTCTTGCGACATTGTGTACTCCTGTATGGGTAAAAGGGTTGGGTTTTTAAGGTTTTGTTTTCACCAGCCTTAGGTAAGCACCCAGCCCTGGTACTACCAAAAGTAACACGCCGAAAGTATGGTTTAGTGGAACTAATAATATTTACGCAAATAAAGTGTGTAAATATTTATAGCGACAAAAACGTATACAGCAATTACTGTTTCTTAATAGGCTTTTTCTTGAGGTTTTCGCGCATCACGGTACGTACAGCTGTCTCAATATTTCTCTGCTGCCTAACACCCATGTTATGTCGTCCAAGGTCTGTAGAGCCAGCCCTGTTTGCGTAGTCAGACATGTTGGTGCATGGCATCCAAACCGCACGACCTGTTTTCGATATTCGCCTACTCACGCCAATGCATCCCATTTCACGGGCTTTTTGACGTGCTGATTCGATATCCATAAAAACATTAGAGTCATTATCTCTGACGTATTCGGGACCGGCGGTCTTGCCTGATTTTTTAACGGAATCATTTGCTCTTGGCTTGTATCCATTTGTCATTGGGGGAACAATCCCCCCACCAAAAGCGGTAACCGTATTGCCAAAAGTATCTAACGATTCCTTGACAGCTACAGAGTTGGTGCCACTAACTAGTCCACCACCGGGAAGGGTATCTATGGCCAGAACTGGACGTTCACGCAGCCTTTCCCAACCGTCTTCTCTTCTTTTTTTACGTTTTGCAGTCATTCCATCTTTTTCGGCCCTTGGATTAGGAACAACAGAACGCCATTTCGACCCCTCTGCCATCGTGGAAATTCTGTCAAGTTCAGTTGGAGACGAACAGGGGTTCCACTTATTGTCTTTATCTAGATGAGCGCCGGAACAGCCGATGTCTTTTGCAAGTCTAAGGGCTTGCATCTTTGGCGTTATTGATTCAACGTTTTTCATTTTTTTGCAACCTTGACTGAATTGACATTTTTATTTTTTCTGACATGTCAATATCTTCTTTAGTTTCTGTTTCAGCAATAGATTTAACTCTTCGCTCAACTCTTCTTGAACTGCTTTTTTCTTCAAGTTTTGAACTGTTATTCAAGAATCTTCTCATGGAGCCTTTACCTACAGACAGCATAAGTTTTTCTACTGTGTACTGGGAGAGCGCATCGTTCTTGCGATGAGTGAAAACGTTACTGCTCTTGTTGAATCCTATGTTTATGCCATCTATTGCTGCTATAGCAGTAGATGTTTTAGATGCAAGATTAAATTTTTTGGCTTTATAGTTGACAATATTTGACTTGTCTTCGCTATTTTTAAATATATTCATCGGGGCAGAAGAAGATGGAATATTCTTCTTTGTGCCAAGCAAGTTTCTGCCAACATGAAGCATTGGGGACTGTTCGGTAGTCTTTGTTGACCCAATTTGCTTTATTGTTTTTTCATAGACATCACCAAATGAGCTATTCAGCATTTCTTCCATCTGCGGGTTTACTTCTCTAAATGGAGTAAGCATAAAACCTTCAGGAATTTGTTTTGTGTCTATTGAACCGAATCTAGACATGTCAGTGGCTATTGATTTTCCAAATTCTGTAATGCCCTCAACATTTAAGGAGCTATCTTCTTTGATGAGGATTGCATGAGGAGTATTTCCAAACACGTCTTTGATTATTGATACATGTTTCATTATGCAGTTCCCTTCATTAGCCACTTCAACACGTTTTTCTGAGAAGAAAGAGTGTTTAGTCTATTTGTGTATAGTTTTTGAATAATATTCAAGTGAAGTTTTTCTCCAGTTGATATCCCGTATTTATCAAGATTATTTGAAAATCTACTCACATTAAAAGAACGAGCTTTAGCTATCAGGGAGTCAATCATTTGAATATAGGCAACGCGTTGAGTGGCTTGAAGCTGCATGTAATACTGAGAGTAGGCAGGTATTAAGGTACTCTCAAAATAGGACTCAAGCCTTATTTTGTTTCTTTGTGTTACTGATATCTTGTCGAGGTCAATAAGTCCTGAAGTTGAGTTTTGTCCAAGAACAAGACGCGCACCGTCAGGTGTCTCTACTGGATAGATGGAAGACATTGGCCTGTCTCTTTGGTCGGTGAGAAAATCTGAAATCATCATTCTTGCAACATCCTGAGGAGGTAAATCTGCAAACTTTATATCTGGATTGAACTTCCCGCCAGGAATGGCAGACTGCACTTCTTGGCGAAGAAACTTTCTTTTATCCCCTGGAGGGCCAGCAAATATAACATCTGGAGACTCAAGGCCTAAATGTTGTTGCAGGTCAGATGCAAATCTTTCTCCAATGTGTTGGAAGTCTTTTGGTCTTTCGTAGAGGAAATACTTGTTCCCCCCAGCGGTTACAGCGGTTATGCCGTTTGCCATCTTTTGACTTTGCACTACATTTGACTGGGATAGTACTTTTGCCAAGATGTCGGGAGATATATCCGCGAGGCTTCCTCCGTCAGCTATGTGGTTTATAGCTTCATCAAGATTCCCTATCATTTCAGACGAACCAGCAAAACTAACCGTATTTCTTGCCGTACTGGATTCAATAGTCTGGGGAACTTCTCTCTTGGGGTTTGAGAATAACTGGTTTGCCCATCTGACGGTTCTTCCAGACCTTTCATTTGGGTTAGGGATGTTTATAAAGTTCTCAGTAAACTTTATGCCATCTCCAATTTCTGCAGAAATACTTCTTAGACGAACAGATGGGTCATTTGCATTTGGAATAGCTTGAGATGAACTAACTAGTCTTCCAAGTTTTCTGCGTTCCCCAACTGTTAGTTGACGAGCTTTTTCTATCGAGATTGTAGAACCACCTGGAAGTACGTAAACAAGTTTTCCAACCCCCGTGTTGGAGAGCATGCCTAGTTCTTCTCCACCAATATCCCTCGGAGATAGGGCTGACATAATAAATGCCGCCCCTTCCATGTCTCTATTGTCAGGTATCGCACGAAGCACTTTGTTGGGCACCACGGGCTCTAGTACGAAGCCGTCTCGTCTTACCATTCTTCGTATTTTGGTACCAGAAGACTTGTTGAATTCGCCTATGGCTTTTATCGCTTCTGCAACTCTAGATTTTTGTATGTCTGAAGCAAATATGCCAATTTTAGGTATCTGTGGAGCTCTCGATGCTATTAACCCGGATGGCGACGGCATGCCGGTTATGGGTGTTCCTTGAGCATTTACTGCGTTTACCGCAGAGCGAGCCTGTCTAGCTAAAGACAACGAAACACCAAGAGCTGAAGGGATATCAAATAACTTAAGCCCACACGTAGTCAGCCTATTATCCGTAAACCGACCACCAAATTGGTACCCCTCTGGACACCTATAGGCACTGTTGCCGCCAGGCTTCGACCCACCACGTCCGCCAGGTATTCCTGGTCTTCCGGGTGTTATGGTTCTGAATCCTATAGAACGAACAGGACTTTGAATCCTGTCACTATCTCCAGGGACTATCGTGCTAACAAGGGAACTTAACGCAGAAGAGCCAGCGTTGGCTTTTGTTTGGAATCGTTCATTGTAGGAAGTTAGTTTTGTTTTTCTATGGGCCCCAAATACACGGGCCAAAGTTTTATAGTCAACAAGCTCTTGAGAAATTGCACCGATTCCTCTTATGTGGTCAACTGCCACCTTTGACTGGACGTCAAAAAGTATCACTCGCGTTATTGTTGATGAATTATCAGAACAACAATTATTAATACGAGCAGCTTTATCCACAGCACTCTTCTTCAAGGGATTTTTGAACAGTAATTGATACAACAACACGAGCACCACTATGGTCGTCTCCGTGGACTTCCCAGTTGTCATTGTTTCTAATAGCGTTAGTGAACGATGGCTCCATCTCCATAAAGTCACGCAAAACGGTCATTGCATGCATTATGTCATCTTCTGTAACTACGTGGTTTTCTGCAGTGTCATATGGAGAGAAATCATGAAAGAACACGTCAGTTGATGCTTCGGCTGACTTACCTGCTCCTTGAATTACGTTTGCAGGTTCTTTGCCTGTATTGATGTGTGTAGAGAATTGCCTATCATTCCAGTTCGTAAGTTTTTTAAGCTTCTTTCTACAGTTCTTCATCCCAGGATGATGACATCCTTCATTTGGCCATAGTCCTGTAGTTTCATGATGTAACCATGCGCACATGTTGTTAAGTGGGAATAGCTCTGGATGGTTAGCCAAAATAAGACGGCACCTACGGAATCCGCCCTCTTTACGCATGATTGGACGCCAGTAGCGGAGGAGGCGCTCTAGATTGCCTCTGCGTGGCCCATGACCATGCATGATGTCACCAGTGATTCGTTCTTGTGGCAAAAAGTCCGGGACGGCATTTTGGGGCGTAGCTGGTACGTCAGCTGGAGAGATTTTTACCTCATTGTCGTAGTCACTCATCTTATTTTTCCTCTATTTGTTTGAGAATTCTCATGGCAGTCCATGCTTTATTCTTGTCGCTTAATGTCTTGAATGACAGATTTCCTATATCAGACTGTACCATCTCGCCACAACATGAATTGGATAGCTGCAAATTGCGTAATTGTTTATTAAGGAATGACTCAACTGCGTCAGATTTTGACTTAATATTTCTGGCGTTTCTGCCAAGTGATGTATATATTTTTATACCCTCAAGCATGGTTTTGTCTATGTCAATTGTTTTTGTTATAAACGTTTCATACCATTTCCCACTAGTCACAGAATGAGGTGAATCCCATAGGGTTCTATGAAATCTTGAAGACCTCATTTTGGTTAAACCGGAAACCTTTGATGTAAATGCAAAAAAATCTACACTTACGGTTCCTCCGTCTTGCTTCTCCACGACTCCATCATCACCGTCTGGGCCGGCATCAAGCACATAGAACAATTTGTCCCCATGTATTGAGCCGACCAATACTGCCCTCATCGTGGCCTTCTTAGATTTGTTATAAGTTCTGGTTTCCCACCCTTACGCATTTCTTTTAAGGCTTTTTCAGCTTGTTCCTGTATGTCAAACATTATTTCGTTACGCAATATGGATTCCATATTTGCTGACGGTGAAACATTTTTTGCAATAATTCGTGGATTTTCTATATTGATTCCATCTGGGTGGGCAATTCGTATATTATTAAAACCAAGTTTATTGAATTTATCTTTAACTCCTTGAGCTGCCCGATACTCCCGAAGCATTTGCATATTTTGTGAGTTCATTTTCCCGGCACCACCAAGAGAGTAAAAGTAATCTATTTCTTCTTGGGAAAATCCGCTTGCTCTTAACTTTTCAGAAATAGTTTTTGTATTGACCACATCGGATATGTCTACATTGCTTGACATTTCTTTGATTTTTGAATACGGGTAGTTTATTTGCTCGACTTCATCTTTATCAAAGCCACCAAGAATCTGTGCCTCAAATGGAACACGCTTCCTGTCCGCTGTATCGAGTTTTTTAACTGGAGCCATTTTGCCGTCATCAGATAGTCCTGCATTTACATGTGCAAAGTTTCCATCCATGCCGGCCCCCATTAAATGAAGTGTTGCATCCATATTATTGTTTTTGTTGTTCTTACCTTCTGCGTTTATTGTTGCGTCAAGAATGTCATGCTTATTAATTGAGTTAAGTTTTACTGGTCTATGAGACGTATTCATTGCTTCTCCGCGCCCATAAGACGTACGGTTGGAAACGCCAGATTTAAGTACGACCTCTATGTCTCCGAGGGAAGTAAGACCGTCCCCGACTATGTCTTTATCGCCTATTTCAAATATGGCGTCATTTGAAACGTTCCCCTTATTTGCGGCTGTTGCTCTGCGTATTTTTTCATCAACATGGGATTTGTGTACAAGATATCCAGAAACTGGCATTGTCTCGTTGGATACGTCTGGCGGTATACCAATTCTTGAATAGTACTCACGAGATAGTTTTTCATTTGCCATTCCAACCGAAGCCCCTGAAGAAAACTTCGCTGCAATAGGACCAGACGTCCAACCCCGCTGTTTGTTTATTCTTCCAAATTTTCCTGCAGTGCGTTGGCTTGTGGGTGATAGTTTTTCTGCGTCTTTAGAGACCGTGGCAACTCTCATAAACGCATCTGATGCATCCTTGTAGGCGTTGGCTATTTTTGTTTTTTCTTCAACAGACATTGTTCCTGGTTGAATGTTCTTAATAGTGGAAAGCATTTCAGATTCTGTTATTTCTCCACGCCTATGAAGGTCCCTGATTGCTATTTCTGCTAATTCTGGAGCAGAATGACGGGATATATCATTAGCGAGCTGGTCGAGCTCGTAATGATAGGTTTGAATAGCGGAACGATGTGATTCCCAGATAGCATCCCTTATGGGCCTGCGGTAAGAGCTATTTATATTTGATTTCTTTAATGCTGAATTGACTGCACCGTTAACTGCACGTCTTTTACTTCTTCCAGAAAGGTCACCATTTTCGATGCGTACTGGCTGGGGTGAACTTTTCTTAGCATTCTTGTCTTTTTCCCATCCCTCTTGGAGCATGGCTTGAACTATGGATTCGCGTTTTTTGCTGGCTTTTTTGACTGCATCCAATTCTCTTGTCAGCTGTTTATCAGCATTAAATGGTTCCCCATACATGTCTTCATAAGATTTTCCGCCCTCGTAAACTTCATAGGCATCATGTACCGCTTTTGCTTCAGGAGTACCATCAAGTCGACGAGCAACCTCTGCCCCAAATGTGTCGCCTTCATCCCAACCGGCAATGGGAGCCTTTCCTCTTCCTCTTCCAGTAAGAGCATCAGATAAACCACTTGATAATTTATTTATTTTTTCTTCTACGGTTTTGGGAGCGGAACCAAGACGTGCTTCTTCGATAACTGCAGCGTTGTATGCTGTCTCTCTTGCTGCAGACGCCTCGGAAAGTAGGCGACGGTCATACGCTATGCTCTGCCGTTCAGAAAGTCGCGCGGCATAATCTGGATTTCTTGATAGGCCAACTGAACCAAGTTTGATAAAACTGCCTCCGGCGTACATTTCATCCACAAGACCTGGAGCGTCTTTTTCTAGAACCTTAGCCTTAGAAACAATATCCTCATCACTTATTGAATCTATAGTTCCAACTTTCCACTTATCTTCAACTCCAAGTTTTGCAGCTTTTATGCCCCACTCACCTTGGAATACTTTTCCTAAAGTCAATCCTTCTACAATGTCCGTCTGAACTTCATTTACATTCAATGGGAGTTGCAGCTCTTTAGGTAGTGAACGATTGGCAACTATTATTGCAGCCCATCTGTGGTGACCATCAAGTATGTATTTGTCTTCTGTTGCAAGTATTGGGCTCATGAACCATAATTTGCTCATTGCTTCATCGTACGCTTTTTTAAATTCTGGGGTTCCCCTAACAAGACCAGAATCTTCTAATTTTTTTACTTGTTTAAAAACATCTTTGGTAATATCTTCGTTAGTACTATCAACTTTTGAAGCAACAAGCTGCCTCTGGGAAGGCTGATACGTGGTTGGGTCTGCTGCTTTTGTTATTACGCCATCCCTGCCATCTTCCGTCTTGATTTGTTCTTTCAGAAATTCTATAAATGGCATTTCAAGGTTTACTTCTACGTCTTGCCAATTTGTATTGTCATATAACCATTGTTTTTCGTCTTCAGGTAATGCTAGGAAAGTGGCGCGATGTTCTGCTACTGTTTTTTTAGTGAGTTCGTTTTCGGTATTGTGTTTTTCACCAATAGTTTTATAAACAAAAGCAGTTTGTTGTTGGGGAGTCATTGCAGATTTTCCATCAGCAATCAATTTTTGATTTTCTTTTTCTATTTCCGCCACATATCTTTGCTCTATTTCGATATTTTGCTTAACGGCATCACCTTTGTTGCCTAATGGGGCCCACTTCCCAGCAGCTTTGCCGTCTTTAAGCATTCTGATAGCCACAGAGTCGTGTCCAGTAGTTCGACCATTCGTCTGCGGCATGTCTTCACGAGCTATACCTATGTGTCCAGAGCAAAGAAGGTTATTCTCTGGGTTATAAAGCATACATAGGTCTGCCTGATGTTTTTCTTTGTATTGACGCTTTGCCTCGGCAATCATTTCAGGACTTTTTAAATCTTCGTCAGAGTTAATTTTTTCAAATTCTGATTTAAATTTAAGCCATTCGGGGTGTTCGTTTTCAATTTGATTGGCTGCTTCTTGCTTAACAAGTTCTTCAAATTGTTTTTGAGCTTGCTCAGTAAGTCTTACATCTTCATGTTTTACCATCACATGATGACCTGCCATCATTAGCGCAAGAGCGTCCTCGACTTTATCTACTTCATATAGGTGTGAAGATTTTTCACTTACAGACTTTTGACCAGACCTTCTGACGGTTCCACCAAAAAACGATGACAGCTCTTCTTCGGACATGGTTTCAATATCTTTGCCATTATCGGCTATTTTTTTAAAAGTTTCCAAAGCAGATTCAGCAATAGCTTTTTCTTTTTTCCCTCTTTCGGCTACCTGTTCAGCGGAGTCGGAGACACCAGAACTGAGTCTCCCAGCTCTTGCTGCTGGGTCCATACCGGCAAGTCTTTCAACTCTTCTACTACCACTAGAAACCTGAGGACCTACGCTGGATGCCCGCATGGTGCCGTCGGCAAGGAACTTTTCTAGGTCAGGTTCACGCATTCTCACCCTGACTCTTCTGTCAAATCCGTTATGCATCTGAAAGGCAGCGGTTTCCAGGTCTGAAATTATTTGCTCGTGAGACTGGGTCGAAAGTTTTTTAACAACAGCACTATCAAGTGATGAAATAGATAGCGCTTCGTGCTCGCCTGAACCAGAACCGGATATCACCTTACGAAGTTCTACCGAACGGTCTTTTATTCTTCCGTTTCTTTGTGTAGTTCTTGCTTCCCGGGTCATTGCTGGTCCGAATACGTCGGAGTGGCCAGAAGAAAGTTTTCTAGCAACTTCCGACGCAGGACGGCCTCCTCTTTCTGCTGAAGTTTTACTTATAGATTCTAAATATGTTGGAAGCTCTGTTGGGGCTTCGCCAAAT